GCCACACCCGTTATCCAACCGCAGGGTCGGCGACGATGGTTTAACAACCAATATGCGCCCCCGGGTTTAGGAGTCAGCGGGCGTTAGCCGTCCGTAGTGGCGGAGCTGGCTCACGTCGAGGTGGTGGCCACCAAGACGTTACTCAAACCATCGATGGCGGTCGGTGGTGTGGGCGCGGCGGGAGGTACGGACGCCGCGTCTTCCAGGGCCACCGGGCAATGCGAGTAGACCGCTGGGATATCCAGCGAGCCCTCGCCATCGCGGAAATCTCCCCTAATCCGGAGATCGAAGCGCTGGTTATACTCGCAGCGGCCGGTTGTCCGTTCAACTTGTGGGGTTCGTTGCCCCGGACGGAGGAGCGTCCGGGGTTAGGGCCCCCGAGTGAGGACGGTCGTACGCAACCAGACAGTGCTCCTTCGGGAGCGCCGGCCGACTGGGAGCTCGAGAGCCTATCGAGCGATGACCGGTCCGACCCAAGTCTGGCGTTGGGAGGAAGTGCGGGTGGAACCCGCTCAGCCGAGGACCAAGGTCCCGACGTGAGAGGCATGCTCTTGCGGATCGAGGAGGAGCTGCGTCGTGAGGCGATGTGGATGCATCGCCTTCGCGACGATGGCACCTTCCACTCGGGTAACTGGGAGTACCTCGTGCGCGTGGCGCGGAACGCCATGCGTCGCGAGGACCCGGATTACTCAGTCGAAGGCCTCGTCGAGCCCGTCACTGAGCTTGTCGATCGTGTTTGGTGGGCCGTGGGTCACGAGGTTGATGTGGGGGCCGGTCGCAGTAGGTTCCGGGCGGCACTCGCACCGCGACACTCCGCTTTTCTCGCGGGCGCTGTCGATGAATGGTGGTGGGATCGGTACCGGTGGGTGTGGGAGGCTTTGAGCTCCACCCGCCCTCGTACTCTTCCAAACCCCAGGATTCGGGAGCGCTTGGTGGGATGCGGTGGGTCTATGGCGAGCTGGGCAGCATTCCTTTACGACCACTTGGCCCTGGCAACTCTATTAGGTTTGTCGGGTCTCGTGGCCGTGGAGTGTTTGTTCGGCGACCCATGGGCTCTAGCGGTACGATCCAGCGCGGGCTTCGGCTCGATGAGGCGGCGACCCAGGAACTGGGTGGAGCTATGCGAGGCTCTGCTTCAGGCTGGGTGTCGGCTCTGGTGGGGCGATGTCACCGCGTGTTTGCCTCCTGGCGACCCTGTTTTGGGCTGGATGCCCCCGGGAGTAACGATCCCGAGGGACCCCTACGGCCTGCCGAACCCATATGCCTTCCGAAACTCGGAACACGAGTTAAGGGAGCAGTGGGATTCGACTTGGGCGTAGACCAAGGCAGGGTGACCGTTTTGGGGGGCTCCACATCTTTCATGTGGTCGCCCTTCAAGCCGGTTCCTACCGTGGCTGGGTGTCAATCGAGACCCACCACGCACTTACACACCCTCGAGGCGGAATTGCAGGCAATCCGCTCTCGAGTCCTCATGGAAACCCCAGCCCCCACGGTCGATGGCTTAGCCCGTCTTCGCGGTGCGGCGCAGCGGTTCCTTGACTGGATGGGACCAGAGAAGGTCCGGCCCACCTCGGCTCGCGTGGCGGCGGAAAGGTTGGGGCGCGCTGGGAATCCAAAGCTTTATGCTGCGGCCCTGCGCTCCTACTACGCCGCCCCTATTGATCACCGCGACGCCCGCGTTAGCATGTTTGTTAAGGCGGAGAAGTGGAGGGTTGAACCGGGGGCGTCTCTTAAGGAGCCGCGTCCCATCCAGCATCGAACGCCCAAGTACAATGTTGCTTTGGGCAAGTACCTCCACCCGGTCACCGACCGGGTTATGGAGGAGCTGCGCGGGCCCCGTGGCCCCTACTACACGGGCAACGGCCTAGACCGTTCGGGTTGGGGGACCCTCTTTGCCAAGCTGTGGGCGCGACGGCGAAACCCGAAGGCGTTGTGCATCGACCTCTCCAGGTTCGATGCCCACCTCACCCCTGGCCACCTCGATGTGGAGCACTCGGTTTACCGAGCTCTCCTTGTCTCGGAGACCAGGGAACTTCTCTCGCTGCTCGCGGCCCAGAAGGTCAATCGGGGTCAATCCAGGTGGGGGTGGCGGTACGTGAAGCGCGGCGGTCGTATGAGCGGAGACGTGAATACGCTGCTGGGCAACACGATTATCGTCCTTCTGTTCCTGATAGCAGTGGTGTTTGCTGCCGGACTCGCCGGCTGCTTCGACATCGTCGTCACGGGCGACGATGGCGTCGTGGTCGGTGAGGCCGCCGACGTGGATCGGTTAGAGCGTGAACTTGGGCGTCGAGCTCGTGAT